TGGCGCGGGCGGCATGGTAGGCGGCGTCGTGGGCGGCTGCGGCGCTGGCGGCGGCGGCATGGTAGGCGTCGGTGTAGGCGGCGGCGGCGGCAGCGGCGGCGGCAGCGGCTTCGGCAGCGGCGGCTGTGGCGGCGGCGTAGGCGGCGTAGTCGGCGTAGGCGGCGCGGGCTGCGGCGTAAGCTGCGGCGTCGGCGGCGGCGGCGTTGTAGGCGTCGGCGGCGGCGGCGCGCGCTTTGTAGAGGGCGTTGTAGCGGGCGGCGACGGCGGCGGCATTGTTGGAATTGTCTGTCATGTCGTTTGCTCCTTGGCATCGCAGGCGGCGCGGTAGGCAACGCGGGCGGCGGCGGCTGCGTGGTAGGCGTCGTGGTAGGCATCGCGGGCGGCGCGGTAAGCATCGCGGGCGGCGGTGTCGGCGGTGTCGTGAGCGGCGGCGCGGTAAGCATCGCGGGCGGCGGTGTCGGCGGTGTCGCAGGTGGCGGCGGCGTAGGCGGCGTCGTGAGCGGCGGCGGCGTAGGCGGCGTCGTGAGCGGCGGCGCGGTAAGCATCGCGGGCGGCGGCGATCTTGTCGATCTTGTCGGTCATGTCGGTTGCTCCTTGGCATCGCGGGCTGCGGCGTAAGCGGCGTAAGCGGCGTCGGCTGCATGGTGGGCGTCGTGGTAGGCTTCGCGGGTGGCGCGGTAAGTTTCGGCTTCGGCGGCTAGGGCTGCGACGTAGGTGGCCTCGGCGGCGGCTTCGGCGTCACAGGCGGCAGCGTAGACGGCGTAGGCGGCGGCGGTCTGGTCGGTCATGTCGGTCATGTCGGTTGCTCCTGTGTGCGTTGCTGATGCACATCATTTAGCAAAGCTAAAACATCATGTCCAGCCTTTTGCTAAACTATTTTAGCTTTATTTTAGACGGCGGGCGCGCTATGGTGGCTGCATGACATTGCACGAGTATCTAAAGGCCGAACAAGCCCCGACACTTTCATCCCTTGCGGCGTCCTTAGGCGTCTCGGTCGGCAGGCTATCGCAGTTGCGCAGATCGACCAAGTGGCCTGCGCGCCTCGCCCTAAAGTTAGAGCAAGCTACCGGCGGTGCCATCAATGCGGCGGTCATCTCCGAAATCGTGGCAGAATGCAGGCACACAGCGTGAGGCTCTACGGCTCAAAGCGACCATCAAAGGCCGCGCGCACAGCCGCGCTCTATGCGATGCTAATTATGACTAGGGACATTGACGCGAAAAGCCCCGAAAGCCTGGAGCCCAGCTATGGGCTAGGGCCAAAGACGACCGCTGAGATGCTCAAGGCAGAGCGAGATCGAAGGTCTTGATAAACTTCGGCCACCTGGAAAGCAGCCTCAACCCAGAACCACTGTTTTTTGTGCAGCAGCCAGACGGCGTTACCGGCTGGGCGGAAATTGACAGGCAGGCCGCTTTTTTGAAACACATAAGGTTGGCTAACCCTAGCCTGTTGGTGTTTGCGACCCCGAACGCAGGCAAGCGCAATCCCTTCCTCGCCCGAAAAGAGGGCATCATGGCGGGTGTGTTCGACATCTGCGTGATCGGCGTAGGCATGGTCGCCTACATCGAGTTCAAAGGCTACGCCAAGTCAGGCAACAAAGGCAAATTGTCGAACGCGCAGATCGAGTTTGGCAACCGCTGCGTTGCGTTGCAGATTCCCTGCGCGTGTTTTTACGACCCGCACGCGGCAGTAGATTGGCTCAAGTCTGTTGGTTTTGCCGCAAGGTCATCGCCTCTACACTAGGCCGCTTTGATCGCAGCGACATCCCAAGCGTCGCCAGTGCGCGACCAGCGCAGGTCTTTGGCAAGATAGCCGTGATCGGCGTGGATCATGCCGTTTGCGTATTGCACGATCAGCCGCACCTGCCCGCTTGGCGGCATCACCCACTGGGTCCGCTCAAAGCCTGGCGCTGGTATATGATGCGGGCCTGTCAGCATTGCGCGCCTATGGCCTGCGCATCGTCCGCTCGGCCATCAGATCGGCAATCGCGGCCTGTCGCAACGCTGGCTGCGCACACCTTGTAAGTGATCGGGCTGGGCCGCTCCGGTAGCTCCAGCCGGTAACGCCTCCCGCTTATGGCGTTTCTGCTGCGCCCTATGACCTCTCCGATGGCCGAATTGGTAAGACCGGCACTCCACAACTCCTTTAGGCGCAAGTCCTCGTCATCGGTCCAAGGTTTTGTGCGGGGCAGCATCATGTTAGCCGCCAATATGTTGTTGCCTTGCCACGATACGGCTCAAGGTCCGCGTCTGGCATTAGCCGCTTAACTGCTTGCGCGTATGCAACCGCGCCCTTGCGCTCGGTCAGCGTGAGCTTGCGCCCACATATCACGGCGCTCTTGTCTCCAGACATCGACACAAAACTTTCAAGCAGCTTGCGTCTAGTGTCGATCAGGCCGTCGATATGCTCATTGAGCCAATCCCAGGTTGCGACCATGCTGCGCGCTTCGTCGGTGTCGATCTCAGGCACGCGCGAACCCCGATAATGATCGGCGTTGTCTGTAACCTCCGACAGAAACTCGGCGTGAAATTGGCGCAGGGCAGACATATGCGGCCAATCGGGATCGCGCAGCACCTTTTCGATCCGCGTGCCGTGCGGTGCCCACTGGTAAAACCAGCAATGCGGGGCGTCGGTGCAGATCATCTGCATCTGCATTTGTGCAAGGTAGTGCGGCTGTTGCGCCGCGCTCTTAAAGATCGGGCGCTCCTGTTTGCGCAGGCCGAAAGGACATTTGACCTCCAACAATCCGCCATCGCTAACGTAGGCGTCAGGCGATGCGCCCGCCCAGTCCTCAAACGGGACGAATGGCGCTGGCGTGACGGTCAACCCTGTCTCGATTTGGAACTCGACCACAGCGCCCGCCTCGTGATGCGACCCGTATCTGGTTGCTATGTTACCTTCGAACTCGGTTGGCTCACCAATGGCCGCGCGAACCATCGAACGCATTGCGTCTGCGCGGGTCATATAAATCGCAATGCCGAGTATTGCACCGGCCATGCTTGCGGTGACGCGGCCCTTGCGCGCCTCAAACCATTCTGGCGTCCCTTGGTCGATCATGAATATCTCCGATAAGTAGGGTGGCAGACTGTCGCACTCGGTCTGCCAGCGAGTAACGCGGGTCTAGCCCGCTGCGTATAAGCTAGAAGGGGATTTCGTCCGACAGATCATCATGCCGAGCAATGCTGCTGGCAGGCTTACCTGCACCTGCTGGCACATCCAATTCCTGCCCTTTTGGCGAGATCGCCTTGACCCAGTTACCTACAGTGCCACCGATCTCCCAGACGCCCAGCTTAATCACAGCGATCTTGTGCTGCAAGGCAATTGCAAGCGCATCGTTGTCTGGCTTGCCGTTAATCTTGGCGAGCTTGCCGCCCGCGATAGCGTCGATCTTGGCAAGCATTGCCAGCGCCTTGTCACGCTTTGCACCGGCATCCTTGGCGTTGGGGTCGGCGTCCGTGACCCAAAGTTTTTGAAAAACTACCCGCCGAGCAACAGAGTCCGGCTTTTCGATCCGCCATTGCAGGTTAATGTATTCCGGCTGTCCGTCTTCCTCGCGGCCAGTTTTCCATGCCGCGATTTCGATGAACGCCTGAACGCTGCTGTTTTCGGGCAGTGGCTCGCTGCTCCCGCCCGCGTCATAAGTGCCTTCGGCCTGCACGTTTACGGTTGCGGCAGTGCCTGCGGATGTTGTCCAAAAGCTCATTGTGCTGTTTCCTTTTCATTGGTTTCGGTTAGGGGTTTGGCTGGGATTGCGGACATCGCGGCCAGCAGCGGATTGGTGCCAGGCGCAAAGTCTAGCGGCTCGGTGATGCCTAGACCGTTTTTCGTGACGCTGGCGGCAGTGGCGTGGCAAACGATCTCGCGGCTACCATCGGACACAACCTTTTTGCGCTCTCCCTCATCGCCTCGCAGTGCGCTTGTCAGGCGAACAAGCGCCACCAAGTCGACGTCGTCAACATATGGCGCGATGCTCTTGGACATAAGGCGGAGCGAATACCGCTGGTAATCGTCGCAATCAGGCAGACGCATAGTCTCAAGATCGGCATGACCGATAAAGACAACCGCCATGCCCTTGCGAGTATTGAGCGCCGCAGCAGCCTTGCGAATGCGCGAATGCTGCGATGCCACGGCAGCAGGACCGTTGCCGTAGCCGCCCAGCGCCTGATTGATGCCTTTAGACCGCTTATCGGTTTCGAGGATTTCGCGGATGAAAAGCTCCTCCAGCTTGGTCACGCTGTCGATCACAAGCGTGTCATAGCTGTGATCCTCGTTAAGCAGCGCCATTAGCTGTTCCCACACGCCAGCCGCCTCAGTGATGACCGGAAAGGCGTCTGGCGCATCGAGGCTTTTCTCGATCCGGTTCAGGCCGTCTTCGGGGCGCAGGAAAACAGGGTTGGGAAATGACGCAGCTAGGCTGCTCTTGCCTGTCCCAGCGTCCCCTAAAATCGTGATGATCGGCGGACGCGGTTGCGGTTTGGAGATCGTGCGAAGCACACTCATTTTTTCACCTCATTGGGTTTGTGCCGGTAGGGGCGGCTAACTAACACCTACTGCCTTTACATCTAGGTCATTAAACCTTAGTTGTAAAGCGGGATTGTAAGAAGGATTAGGAAATGACCAAAACCGAGGCACTTTCACTATTTGGCGGGAGGGTGCGGGCGCTGGCCCAAGCCCTTGGAATTACACAGCAAGCGGTAAGCCAGTGGGGCGAGATCATCCCGCCACTGCGCTCGTTTCAGATCGCGGAAATCGTCGCTGCAAGGGCGCAATAAGCGCCGGCGACAACAGGGGATAGTGAATGGAAATTAACTTTGACGCGGTGCGCAGGCAGCATCCAATTGCCGACATTATCGGGCAGGCCATTAAACTCACAAAACAGGGCCGCGAATATAAGGGATGCTGTCCTTTCCATACGGAAAAAACCCCTAGTTTTCACGTGGTTCCGGACAAAGATTTTGCTCATTGCTTCGGCTGCGGCTGGCATGGCGACGTCGTCGATTTCGTGGCGGCATATCAGCGCATCTCCTTGGGCGAGGCGGTCGATATGCTTACCGGCGGCGGCGAAGTGCGCGAAACCACCGCAGAGGAAAAGGCGCAGCGCGAGGCGATTCTTGCACAGCGCGAACAGGCGCGCAATGCTGACAGGGCAAAGGCGGTGGCCTGTGCCACTAAGCAATGGGACACAGCCGAACATGCAGACGCGCATCATCCCTACCTAGTCCGCAAGCAGGTGGAAGC